AATATTTACACCATGGTTTCAATTAATATTTGTTGAAAAATATATTTGTTTAGGCTTCTTGTATGGTAATAAATCAAAACAAAAATACATTTTAATAAATATGTTCAGTCCATCAAAGGATAAACATGATAAAAGTACGAATTAATATTTGTTGAGACACAAATTAAAACTGAATAGTCCATCAAAAAATTTTTATGAATATTTAAAGATAATTAATTGGTATTTTTTTTAGCATGAAAAATGAACATGAAATTGGAAAAAATATTCTAAATAATTTAAGTTCAGGTAAAATAAAATTTATTTTTCCACCTATTGATAATTATCAAAATCTAATGATTAGTACTGAAGGTTTATATTCAATAACTTCATATAAATATGCTGACAAAATGACTGATATTATTGATAAATTATACGGCTCAAATATAACTATTGTTGATGCTACTGCAAATGTTGGGGGAAACACAATATCTTTTTCTAAAAAATTTAGTAGAGTAATTTCCATTGAAAAAAATAAAAACACTTTTTTAATGTTGAAAAATAATGTTAAGGCATATGGATTAGAAAAAAAAAATAAATTATTAAATGGTGATTGTGTTAAAATAATACCAAAATTAAATGAAAAAATTGATATTATTTTTATTGATCCTCCATGGGGAGGAAAATCGTATACAAAATTTAAATTTTTATATTTATTATTATCTGGGATAAATATAGTTGATATAGTTAAACTTTTTTATTCTTACACAAAAACATTTGCCATCAAAGTTCCGTTTAATTTTAATTTTTCTCATTTTTTTAGAAAATTAGATTATCCAAGGTTTGAAGTTCACAAAATTCATTTTAAGTATTATCTGTTAATTTTAACAAATTAAATCATTTTTTGGTAAGATAAGTTTTTGGACAAGTTTTTTTTTTGAAATTTTCTTTCCTGATTTTTGACATTAGTTCCAAATATTTTTTAACTGTGTTTGAATGTAAATGTTTATAGATGTCCCTGTTTTTATTATTCCTGTTTCTTGAAAAAGTTGTTAGAAATCTAAGGTTCATTTATTTTGTTTGTGGATTTTAACAAAAAATCAAATTTGTTTTGTGAGAATTTGGGATTTACACTTTGGCAGATACTTTTGACACAACATGTTTGTCACGTCATCGCCGATATTTATCGGAAAATAACTTCCACAGAAAACACTTTGGTTGAATTTTCATTGGTTTTTGTTTATTTTTTACAATATTTAAAATTTCATACAAACAACATTAGGCTTCTAAAGAATAAGACGAGGAGTGGTTAGTAACAAATAGTAAATGTAACTTATTTCACAAAAGTTGAGAATATCTCTTGAAATTTTTTTGGATAGGTAAACTCGTTCATTCGAAAATTCCAAAGGTGTAAAAACATTATTGAATTAAAAATAGATATAATAATATAGAACAAACCATGAATAAAAAAAACATAATTGATTGGAATTTGATAGACAAAAAAGATTTTTTTGAAATTAACAAAAATATTCCTAAAAATGATTCATGTATTATTAGTGGTACTGAGAACAACATTGGATTCACAGAAAACAACACTAAAAGTGGCAGTACTGGATATATGAATTGGGGCGGTTTCAAAGACAGTTTCGAGAATGGGACTAAAAATAAAATCAAAGATAATAAAAAGGATAACATCAAAGATAGTATTGAAAATAGCATCAGGGATAGCATCGAAGATAGTATTGAGGAAAACACCGATAATTGGAACAATGATGGTACCAGAAACAGCACCAAGAGTTTCAAAAACAACACTGAAAATAGTGTCAAATGTTGTGTTGAAAACAATATTTGTGATGACACCAATATCACTGAAAAACAAAACATGGAAAATAGTATCAAAAACACCAGTCAAATTGACAAAATAAAGAAAAATGTAATGGAAAGAGATATGACCAGTGTTGAAAAAATAACTTCAGAAGAAGATACTGATAATTATACAGAATGTGTATATAAAAATTACACAAGAAACAATCACACAAAACATAGAAAAAAACATCTCAATTGTCACAAAGAAAAAATCATTCACAAAGCTTTTGAATTTGCGATTTTTGCTTTTGTTTTTTATTATCTGACACAAGATATATTGATTTAAATTTCAAAAGATATTGAATATTATCATATTTGATGAACCGAGTTTTTCAATGATTTATGGGTTGGTTATAACCATTAAAGAATCAATTAAAAGTGTAAACAGATATCCTTTAATGGACTTTAGTATGTTCATAATTTAAATTAATATTTGTCGAAAAAATATATTTATTTAGGCTTCTTGTATGGTTATAAATAAAAACCAAAATTTTTTTTTATAAATATATTCAGTCCATTCAAGGATAAAAATAAATGGTCCATTCAAAAACAAATGTTAGAATTTTTTTTTTTGTAAAAATTTTGATTTTCAAAATATTGAAAAACTCATTAAAAATGCTAAGTACATTTTTGAGAAAAACTATTTTAAGGAAAACTATTGTTGGAAATATTTCGAAAAAATCATTAAATACTGCCAAAATTTATTATGATGAAGATGCTGATTTATCTTTGATTAGAAATAAAACTATTGCTATATTAGGATATGGTTCACAAGGACATGCACAAGCCCAAAATTTACGTGATAGTGGTTGTAGTGTAATTGTTGGACAACGTCCCGGAAAAAATTATGATTTAGCAAAAAGTCATGGATTTAATCCAGTATCTATTTCAGAAGCTGTGTGTCATGCTAATATGATCAATATTCTTCTTCCAGATGAAATTCAAAAAAATATTTATGAAAAAGAGATTCGTGACAATTTGAGTAAAGGTGACATTTTGATGTGTTCTCATGGATTTAATTTACACTTTGGACATATAATTCCTCCAAAAGGAGTAGATGAATTGTTGATAGCACCAAAAGGTCCTGGTCATCTTGTCAGAAGTGTTTTTGAAAATGGTGGTGGGGTTCCAAATCTTATGGCTATTGGTTCTTGTTCTAATAAAGAAACTTTTTATTTAGGATTGGCATATTCCAAAGCAATAGGTGGAACCAAGGGCGGTACCATTCTGACAACAATAGAAGAAGAAACAGTAACAGATTTGTTCGGAGAACAAGTTGTTTTATGTGGCGGAGTTACAAAATTAATAGAAAATGCTTTTGATGTTTTAACCAAAGCTGGATATCAGGAAGAAGTTGCTTATTTTGAATGTCTTCATGAACTCAAATTAATAGTTGATTTGTTATATGAAGGTGGCATTAGTTACATGAGACACAGCATTTCTAATACTGCTGAGTATGGTGATTACACAAGAGGCTCAAGAATAATCACAGATGACACTTGTTTAGAGATGAAAAAAATTCTCAGAGAAATTCAGGAAGGAAAATTCTCTGATGAATGGATGAGCGAAAACAAAAATGGATGTGTCAAACTCAAATCAATGAGAAAAAAAACAAAAAATATGGACATAGAAAAAATTGGCTCAAAATTGAGAAATTCAATGTCTTGGATCCAAAACAAATCACAGTAATTGAAATTATATGGCAAAAAGTGTCATGTGTCCTTTTTTAGATGATATTCCATGTGTTTTCCCAAATATAGAGAAAGATTGTTTTGTGTATAAATTTCTGTAATACAAACCTTTTTCTTCATATTCACCTCCCAATAATAATTCTTTTTCTCCACTGTCCAATTTTATTTTAATTATGGGTAATTTAGAACCTATGTCATCTTTATTAACACTTATAGTTGTATCTATGTTTTGGTCTATTTGTCTTTTGGTTATTGAATGTTTTTTTTTGAATGTTAAATCAATATTGAGAAATTTAATTAAATAATATTCGATGTTAGGTGGAATTTTTTTGGGATGTTCAACAATTTTGACAGGACTAAATAAAATATGTTCTTTTGACAATATTTTTGATATTGTTTCAGGTATATCTTGATTTAGGTTTTTAACAATAGAAGATATTATTTCATTTTTTTCTCCTAGAAAAATACTTGTTGTTTTGTCTTCCGAATTTATTTTTATCAAATGTTCATGAGTTTTTTTGAGATATAGCAAACATGTATTTTTATTGGTATCAATTTTATGCGTATAAGGTTTGATGGTTCCATCAATATCATAATATGTGTGTATACCTATTGGTTGTTCTTTTTCAATATTATTTATAACCAAAATATTAATGGAAAAATTATCATTGAAATATTTAATAACATTTCCTATTTCATATTGATTGTTAAACTCTAATTTTGCAAATCTATCAACAAAACCAAATTTCTCATTAGAAGAAAAATGTGTGAATTCTTTTTCATAAATTACATTTAGTAAATTAAGAAGAAATGTTCTAGAATCATCCCCATAATTTGAAGAACCTTTCCTTATTAAATAGTCATTTGTTTTTGAATTTCCGTATATTTCAGTTAAACGTTGAATATTTATCAGTCCATATTCATTGTAGGAAATATTGTCATCCAAATATTCGTTTAATTCATTTACCAACATTATTTCATTTGAATCTAAATCTTTGTATTTTGGACATTTGTAAAGTTTAACAACTGTTTTGATTTTTGGGAACAGGAAATTAGATATTGTTCCAGAAATTTGATGTAACAAATTTTTGATGGATTTGTCATTAAAATTTTTAACCAAATTTAAAACGGTTTCTTTTATATCGTCTAATTTACAAACAAATAAGTTTTTATCTGATATTAATTTTTCCAATAAATTTTTAAATTTTTTTAGTTTTTGTTGAGTTTCTTCTGAACTGCTATCAATATCTAAATCAAGTTTTGGTATATGTGGTTTTGGCGGTTCTTCTGGTGATTTTGGTTCTTGTAGTTCTTCTGGAGATTTTAGTTTTTCTGGTTTTGGCGGTTCTTCTGGCGATTTTGGTTCTTGTAGTTCTTCTGGAGATTTTGGTTTTGCTGGTTCTTCTGGAGATTTTGGTTCTAGCAGTTCTTTTGGAGATTTTAGTTTTTCTGGTTTTGGAGATTTTGGTTCTGGCAGTTCTTCTGGTTTTGGAGATTTTGATTGTAAAACAAATTCATGTTCTTGTTTTTCCCTGAGATTTTTCAAAAAAAAATGTAATATGCTTTCATCATCGAAAAATTCTTCTGAATCTGGTTTTTCATAAAAGAATTTTTTAATTGCAATATTTTTTTGAACAGTTTGTTTCTCATGATATTCTATATAATTTCTAAAAAATATTATGGGTCTATAGTATTTTTTTTTTTCTATTAAAAATACAAAAGGTCTTTTAGTGTTTATTTCTATTTTGCCATGAGTTTTTTTCATTTCAATATTTTTATCTCTATGAATGATGACAATGTTGATATTGAATATGTCATTGAGACGTCCAATATTTTGAGTATCGATATGTATGGAATAATCCTTCATGTCAAGCAAATATTTTATAGAATCAATTAAATTTCCATTCAAATTAACAATTATTGGATAATATCTAAAATTGTACCTAAATTCATCTTTGTTAAGAATTAATTCTTCTTTCTCAACATACTCATAAATTTTTTTTTTTGATATTTGTGATTTTGGCTCAAAACAACATAATTCGTATAAAATGGAATATTTCATTAAATTAAATTTAATCTGATCTTTTTCAAAAAGTAAATTATCTTGTGAAATGTTGTATGAATCAAGGATAGTTTTTGTTAATAATTCCAAAATAATTTTTTTGATCAATAGTTTCGTTTTATCCAATAATTTGTCAAATTTTTTTTCACCAATTTTTGTTCTTAATTTTAATTCAGATCGAAATATTTTTTTTTTTATTTTTGAACCAAACATTTTTTTAATGAGATTTCTCTTTTCTATTTTGACTGTGTTATAGAGCGTGTTTTTCAATAATTTTTTATCAGATTTTAAAGCTATAAATAAATAAGAAGCAAATTTATCTAAATCTTCTATAATTCCAGGGTTATTTTTAATAAAATTACGATTAATTTTTTTTTCAGCTTCCATTAATTAAGAATTAGATTTTATTCTATAATTAAAAAAATATTAATGATACTAAAAAATAGGTCAAAATACTTATTAGAACTATCATTATTGGGAGTGAAAATATTGATTTATCATTTCCAAATCCTGTCCATTTAATATTTCCATTATTATCAAAAAAATTGATAGGTTTGAAATAAACAATGAGTGATATTATCATGATATAAACAACCAATGTGGTGTGTAAAAGTGACAAATTTCCAATTGACATATATAATATTATATGACATAATATTAATGAAACATAACAGATTTTTTGTAATTGTTCTATTTGTAGTTTTATTTTTGTTTATTTTTGTTGTGATTAATTTAAAAAATTATTTTAAACTTGAAAAATTTGGTTTCAAGAAACATGTTGTTCAATTAACACCAGAAGTTCATAATCCATTAATAATAAGTTCTGGTTTTAAGGGTCATAATTATTCCAAAATAGCAGAAATGCTTTCCAAGATTTATCCATTAAAAATAAAATATCATGATGGATCTTCCATTAAAAACATGGAAAATCTGATTAATAAAAAATGTGATTTAGCAATATGTCAAGATTACACTGTTATATCAGCATTTCTGGGTTTACATCCTTATAAAAAAAAACATGAAAATTTAAGATATGTTAGTTTGTTATATTTGGAAACAACCGCATTATTAGTAAATAACAAGAGTGGAATAAATTCATGGCAAGATTTAAAAGAAAAGGTCATTTGTATTGGAAGGAACACATTTGCAAGTTATCATAATTTCATGAGTTTATCTAAAATAGCTGGGTATAAGGATGGAGATATTAAAATTATCAAAGAAGCTATTTTTGACAAAAACATTGTTGAAGAATTTTCCAACGGAAGTATAGATGGATTGTATATTTCTACTGCACATCCTAAAAAAGAAATATATGAATTATACACTAAAGTTAGATTCAAAATAATAGGAATAGAAGGATTAAAAAAAGATTTATTAAAACTAAAAATACCTGATTTTAGAGATAGTACCATTAATTTAAATGATTATAACATGGGAAATGAACAGGGTTCATTGTTCAAACAAAGTTTAGGATTTTCATGTTGTATTGTTACCAGAGATGATGTCCCATCTAATCATATTTATAAATTGACCAAAACCTTATTTTCAAATATTGAATATATCAAAAGTTATTCAAATGATCCATTTTTTAAAAAAGTGATGGAAAATGTGTTACCAAGCGGGTTAGTTTCATTCAATTCATTATTAAAAAAACATAAGGGTTCTTTGAAATACTTTAAGGAAATAGGGATCATAACAAACAATTCCAATCCATTTTGTGCAAATTATGTTGGTACAGGAAAATGTTTCAATGTAACTGGAATGAGACATTTTGGTCATGGAAATATTGGATGATTTTTTGAAAATTAATTGATTTCAAGTGATTTTGGAATTGACATGATCTTTAATATTATTTTTGATAGAATACTAAACCACCATATCAATTAAATGTGGGTTTTATATTAAACCACCAATTATCTAAATATTTTTAAATTTAACTTTGGTTGTTTATTTTCTACAATATTTGTCAGATTGACGACTGATTATTATTTTAAAAATCAATGTATGGTCATATCCTCCAAAATCATATATACTTCCATCCTGTCTCACAAATTTAAGGGATAATTTGTCTAGTTTGGGTAAAGGTTGATAGAATATTTTGATGTTATGTTCAGTGGTGAAATCATAATGTTCATTTTTATTTATTGGTACAACAGCAAAAGATTTATTGGAACTTTTGGTTAATGATTGATAACGTTTAAGCTGTGGTATTTTCAGAATGACATATGGTTCTGGTTGAAAATTAGCACAAAATTGAGAAGTGTATGAATTCGAACCCCCCAAATTATAATTATCAAATCCTATTACTTTACCAATGCTTCCACCATTAATTGTTCCAAAAATGGAATTTTTTTTAGGATATTTTCTTTCTTTTTCACCATAAAATGTTTCTTTTCGTGTTGGTGGTCCAACATAAATGGTTTCAGTTCCACTGTAAAATATAGAATTTACAGTTGTATCACTTGAATCTACAGGATCACTTCCACCAGAACTTTTTGTAAATCTATTATTAGATTCTAATACATAATCTTTTCTTTCTTTTTCTTTTTTAAAATATTTTATAGAACCACTGTTTTGATTATGAAGTGGAAAGCTATAAAATTTATCTACTTCAGTGTGATAATTTCCATGAGGTTTTTCTTCTTCAAAAAATAACAAATTAAAATTGTCATTATTTGTGGTATCATAATTTGAATTTTCTATTGTGTATTTTTTGGTTTTTGAATTGTACGAAACTTTGTAATCAATATTGCCTTGAGCATTTAATTTACTGCTCAATTCTTTGGCTAAACTGTTTTGAACAGTTATGTTAATGCTATTATCAATTGCATTATTTGAATGACTTCCATCTGCGTCATATGAACTTATTCCATCTTGATCTTCACTGTAAATGCCTGGATCCAATTTTACAGCTGTAAATAAACTTCTGTCAAAATATTTTAATTTATTTGTACTCATTGTGTAAATTCCATTTGGATATTTAGAATGACTTGAAGAATAATAGCTAGTATCAGTTTCATTGATCAGATCATCACCTTCTTTGATATAAATAGTATCATTGTAGTTCTTGACAATATTATAGGGATTTCCATGAACATGAATATTAATTAGCTCAATTTTATGAACACATTTGTATGTGGTTGGGAGATCAATTGTGTAATTAGCAGAATCAGGATATTTAGAAGTATTTCTATCTCTGCTATCTATTATAACATTTACTATTTTAAAATTTGTACATTTATTTTTTCCACCATAATTTTCTAAAACTGTATTATTAAAATTAGATAGGTCCATTTATAATTGATGATATAAAAATTACCAATTTACACCAATGAAGATTTAAAATGGGACAAAAATGACTTAAAGAAATAATAATATTATTATCCTTTGATGGACTGAACATATTTATTAAAATGTATTTTTGTTTTGATTTATTACCACACAAGAAGCCTGAACAAATATATTTTTCAACAAATATTAATTGAAACCATTATGTGAATATAATAAAGTCCATCAAAGGATATGTAAAACAAAGATATTTAGAATGGTCAGTTTTGCTGGATACAGTAAGTATGGTATGAGGATAAATCATCCTACTCGCTAATGCTCGTCCATATATATTCTTCGTGTTGTATTTCTGATTGGGGATTAAGATGTCTAAAACATTTCTAGGCGTTAATTGGTAAGGAAATATAACCTTTAGCAACGAAGCAGTAAAACGACTGCTGTCAGTGGCTTATTTTCACGGGATGACGACGGGGTGTTGCTAGCCCATTTATTTTCTTGCGAAAATAAATCCACACAACCAAAATTTACACGTCCGGAAACGGGCAAACTTTAAAGATATATTATGGGATTTTGTCCCATTTTAAATCTTCATCGGTGTAAACACGTTTCTATTTTTAATAAAATTAATTTTAAAAATATTATGGAACAAATATTTTTGTCAAATTCAAATACTGAAATGTTATATTCTTTAATCTCAAATAACATTAGAAAAAATCAGGGTTACAATTGTGACAAATATCCCAAATTAAAAATCAATTTACAAAGAAACATGAATGCCATATTTTCCATGAAAGATCATTTTATGGAGATAAATGGAATGAAATTAAAAAACAAAATACATTTTCTGAACAAAAAAATATTAGACAAAAATATTTCTGATTTTATATCTTTTATAGAAAAATCTGGAAAAACAAGTTTAAACAAAGTCCATGGAAAAACCAACAGTACAAATCAACAAGATAATTTTAATGATTGTGTTGATAAAAAATTTAAAATATTAACTGAAAAAAGAAATATGGAAAAAAAAAAAATTATTCCAAAAAAAATTGATTTTACAGATAAAAATGATGAATTTAAATTAACTAATATCAATGATTTATTAAAAAAAAGAGAATTATTTGATATGAAAATTAAAGAAAATTTAAAAATTGTAAATCACACTGATGAACCTATTCGGCGTAATGTTCATAAAAAATCAAGAAATATTTCTAACGATTTTGATTATGACATAGTTGATGAAATGATGATTCAAATAGACAATGAATTTGACAAAACAACACCTATCATCAAACAACCAAAACAACCAAAAAAAAAACAACCAATAAAAAAACAACCAATAAAAAAACAACCAATAAAAAAACAACCAATAAAAAAACAACCTAATTTAAAATTACAAAACAAACAATTAAATAATAAAATTCATCCTAAAATAGAATCTTTGCTTTTGGAAATCGATCCAAACAAAATTGCCAATGGAACAATTAATTTGAAATTCATGGAAAAAATCAAAAATCTCAAAAATCTCAAAAATCTCAAAAATTCAAAAATTAATAAATTATCCATTGATAATTTAAAATCTGAATTGTCAAATGATAATCTTAGATCTAAAATAAATAATTTAAAAAAAATTGTTGAGACCAAAAAAAATTGTTTTGATATAACAACTTTATTAATAGACAGTAAAAACAAAAAATGGAAAGGAAAATGGAAAAATAAAATTGAAAATAAAATAATAGTAAAAAGAGAATTGATTTATAATTTTAGTGAGTATGATTATCAAATAAATTTTAAAAAAATAGACAAAATCAATAAAATACTAATAAAAAAATTCATCATACCAAAAAGAATATCAATTTTGGATTTTTATCAAAATATAAGATTATCTAATATTTGCGTTAAATCTAAATTGATATATTCATCATCTAATGATTATTTTAACATATATGAAAACAATGAACCGATTATTCTGGTAAATCCCATATGTTTGGACAAATTAAATATTCACATTGATAATTATATTAATACTTGTAATGACACAAATGGTATATTTATAACTAATATTGATATTGAAGAAAAAAATAATTCTTGTGTTTTTAATATAACAACAAATGGATTTCATAAAAACATAATTAAAAAAGAGGATTTTATAATGATTGGAAATCTAAAAATTAATTCATTTATAAAAAAAAATAAAATTTATTCCAATAATAATATTGAACAATTGGAAAAATGGTTTAATAATTCACCACACAAAGTATTGGAAATTAAAAAAAATGAAAAATTAAATGAAAAATCAAATATAAAATACAGAAATATGATTGTGATAGAAGCACCCATTAATTATGACATTAAAACTGGTCATTTTTTAAAAAAATATTTGTTTAGTTTTATTAACAAACCACAAAAAGGTAATTGGATTTTTAAAAAAAATATATCAAACATAAAAAATAATAATGGTTTTGGGTTAATAACCAATAAAAATATGAACCATTTTTTTGAAATAGAATTTCACACATCTTGATATTAAACAATAACAAGTATCAAAAAATTATGTGTTTGGCAATCAAAGATTCATTTTCAAAAAAGGAACATAACAACCCATATAATATTTCTATTCATGGAACATTACATGATTGTAGAAAAGTTATTGATATAGAAATTGAGTTGGGTTATAAATTTGGATTAAATTGTGAATATTGTGGAACTGAAAATTTTTATGAGGAAAATTTAACTTGGTATGTTTTATTGGTGTAATTGCAATAAAAACTATTGTCCTAAAAATACATTGATAATGGAAAAAATCAAGTTTTCAAAACGAACCAAATTCTTGGAGCAGTAGTTCATGTGATCTTTATTTTGCTGAAATTATTTTATTTGGAAACAAAAAATTTAGAGATGATAAATTTGATGAATCATACAAAAAAATATAGCTAAGAAAAAAATACCATAAAATAGTATAATGTTACTAACACTACTGATGTTACTTTTAATATTATTTATTTCTATTAATTTGTTTGAAACAAAAGAACACTTTCCATATGTGTTTTGGGCAAGAAGAAATTTTTCTCTAAGGCGAATAGATAAATATCACTATAATTTACCACATATTTCATATCCATTGTATAATCCTTATGTACACCCATACACATATCCATACAGAGTACCACATTCATTATGCAATTATTGGGGATTCAGACCAATTCAATATTGGTATCATTGTTAAAGTTAAAAACCATTCAAAGATAAATCAAAATTAATGTATTTATAATTAAATAATTTAGTTTGCTAATCTTCTATTTTGCTACTTTTGAAATTTCCAATAAATCTTAATAACAGAACTATAACTATTATAATAAATAAAATCATTTTGTTTTGCATCAAATATCTGATAGTTATTGCTAATAAAATTATTGCCACAACTAAAAATATTCTAAATTTTGATATATTTTCTTTTTTTATTTTTACAAAATTATCAGTGATTTTAAGAAACATGTTTTCGATATTTTTGAACATTATATAATTCATCAATATTAGTTTTACGAAATAATATTATTTGTCCAGTATATATGACACATTTAATTACTGATGTTAAAACTGGAAATAAATTATCTATTTTTGATAAAGATGGATTAAACTTACTAAAAAAATATGTCAAATCTTATATCAAAGGTGGTTTATTACTCAATATTTATGGTGGTGATGATGGTGCTATAGACATGGATATTGTTGGTGATGATGGTGGTGATGATGATATAGACATGGATATTGTTGGTGATGATGGTGGTGATGATGTTGGTGATGATGGTGGTGATGATGGTGATGATGGTGGTGATGATGGTGGTGGTGATGATGCTATAGACATGGATATTATTGGTGATGATGGTGGTGATGATGGTGGTGGTGATGATGCTATAGACATGGATATTAT